CATCAGTAATTGCGGAGTATGCGGAAAGGGGTATCAATTTGGAAGAAACCTGTGAGGGCCAGAAGGTGTATTTTCCATCAAGAATAACTGACGAAGATCGTGTTAGGCGTGGCGAAAATTTCTACTTAGAGTTTGGTTTCCATAAAAATGGTATAGACACAGATCCTCCAGCTACATTCGTGTCTTTTTCCCGTCTAATAGAAATCCTTAAGAGTGATGCTATAAGTTTTCGTTCACAACAACTACAAGCTCTTGGTGTGAAAGAAAATTTATATGCCAAACTGAAACCTGACCACCAGATTACTGGCAATGAATTCCCAGAAGTTATTCGTTTACAAGCCACAGGCAACCCAACTCCATTAAATGATGTTGATTTGTTAGAACCACCAGACGATATGCCGCGAAATATATTCATTAGCGGACGGTGTGAAGTTACCGCAACAACAACTGGTAGCAATGAATGTGATTGTTCTACTGAATTAACTCCAGAGGGGTATAGGAAGGCCTATTGTAAGCTCCATTACATTGATAAGAAGATTGAAGGGAATGCAGCGTCGGTAATAAATGACGAGAGAGAGCCTGATGTAAGTCTCAAAGGAAACCTCATCTATACTTGGCATGATACACTTCCTGAAACGCCTGGCCAGTACGCTTGGCCAGTGGATATCATATCAAAGTTGGATGAAGTTTTCTCTGATAAGTTACCAAGGGGTTATATGCATTGGCATCAAGTATCAGCTGCCTGTGCACATAACCCCCGGGTATTGGAGAGGGCTTATTTTGAAGTCATTAATGGTAAGGTTGCAGTGGTCCTCAATTATGTAAATCAGCGTGCTAGTGTTTTTGGGTCTCCGACAACATTTGATGTTAAGGTAGTGATTCCCCCAGTTTGTGCCGTCTCAATGTTTAAATTCACGCGTAAGGCGAAACCTGCAGGAATGGATCCCATACATCTCATAGAACAACAAATGGGTATTGGTGGGTTCCGTATGCCCAAATGTACATGCGATATGACCTCACCATTTAAAGGTTTTCTTATTGATGGGGATGTCGTGCGTATATTTGCTAGTGGTTCTTTATTCCAAATAAAAGATCCAGAAACACAAGCTATATTATTAAACCAGATACTTGGAAAGCCAGGTGTCACAGCGACTGATATCTTTAACACATTCTTCGGTTATGTGCGAAAGGACACTTCATATTGGGAACAATATGGCCGCCAGGCTGTGTCTTTTTGTACAGATGTGATTCAGATTTTAGTCCCTTTGGCACAGCTCGGTATTGCAATTTGGGTTGCCGTCCGGATATACAAGTATGTAGTGTCATTATTTAAAATACAGGCTACGGTAAGTCAATCTGGTGACATTCGTCGGACAGACAAAGTGAAGAACCCCCCTATGCGCTTTACCACTCCAAAAGCATCACTTGTTACCCTTCAGGCAACAGGTGATGAGAAGATAGCAGCTATGTCAAATAGCTTCTGTGAACTTAAGAAAGGAACTTTTACAATGTGGGGAGTTCGACTGTGTCACGATTTTGTTCTTATGCCATACCATCTTTTAGTTGCACAAGGTGACCTACGCGTGAGAACTTTATATAATGGTGTGTACAGCCCGCAATTGACATTTAAAGAGTCCGAAATATCTGTGGCTCAGTTACAAGGCGAGGTTAATCCACTAGACCTCGCTGTGGTACGATTGACAGGCTTAACAGCTGGTAGGAACATAGTCAATTACTTTTGCAAGAATATGGAAGCAGCCTCTTTAAGGAGTGAATCCCATTGGATTAAACCAATAGAAGATAGAGTACATTGGGGGCCCACTGAGATTCAACCCTTTTATGAGACTGTTGAGTATAATAACACCGGACTTGACAATATGCGTTCAGAACTGCTAGGATTTTCGATGCGAAATGGGGGTAACGCACATCGGTGTGGTACCCTCATTATGTCTAATGATGTTTTGTGTGGTATGGTGGTGGCGGCGAAGATGATGACAGGTAAGTCCTTTGCAGTTAGTATCAGTCGTGAGATGATAGTAGAGGCCCTTCGTTGTTTAGGGGCTACGGATCACGACATGAAACTGCGTAGACAGGACCCACCTGTCGTTGATGGTGAGCCACGTATGGAAGCCCCCTTAGAAGGTGACTTTATACCGCTTGGTAAAGCGGCAAAGGGGGTTACGTATAGTGGCAAGACCCAATTAGAGCCATCCATTCTACACGGCCAAATATCTGAACCTTTTAGACAACCAGCAGTTCAGAAATTGGAAGCGACAGGAGATAAAATTGGTTTTGATGTGGTTATGGAAGGATGTAAAAAGCAATTCCATCGACCACACACAATCAATAGTGATGAAGTTACAGCAATAACGGCGTATTTAATAGAAAGGTTAGTCCCGAACAATCCACCTATCAGAACAACTAGTGAGTACCCAATGGATATAGAAACTGCTATAATTGGTGTACCAGGTTCAACTTATACACCAATGAAGTTAAATACTGCTATTGGTTGGCCACTAATGAATAGCTTTCCAAAAGGTTTTAAGAAAAAGGATATCATAAAGGTTAATGAAGAACGAGATGCTGTTTCTATGCATCAGATAGCTTTGAGAGATTATCAAGAAGCGAACCAGATGCGAAGAAATGGGCAGTGTGCTAATTCAATTTTTATGGATTTCCCAAAGGACGAGTTGTTAAAACCAGGGAAGGCTACACGATTAATTAATGGTGCTCCACTTCACCATACTATTGATATGCGCCGTTATTGTGGAGAGTTTTTAGAGTCTCTTGTAAAACTCGAAAATAAGATAGCTGTAGGAATAGATGTTCATTCATCGCAGTGGGCAGAAGTTCATGGTAGTTATGATGATGTTATCAATGAGGACTATAAGAGCTTCGGGCCTGGCTTTCATAGCCAGTGGCTCGATGTGATAGCAGAGATTATAGTCGCATGGGTACGCCGTTATAAAACCACGAACCCGGAATATGAAAATGTTGTCAGGTGTTTGTTAGCTGAGTCTAAGAACGCCGTACACATTGCTGGTGATTTAGTTTTCCAGGTTATGTGTGGCTCTCCAAGTGGAGCATATGGCACGGATCGTATTAACAGTTTAGCAAACCTTTGCTATCACTGTTTGTGTTATTTCCGTAAGTATGGAACGCTTGGGGGATTCTGGCAACATTATCTTATTGTGTATGGTGACGACACCCGTCGTGTTGGCACCGCCTACTCGTATGAGGAATTTAGGGACTGTATGCAGTCCATAGGCATAACTGTAGAATTAGAGAAGGGTGGAAATACCTTCCTTAAGAGGGAGTTTAAACCCTATAGTTATAAAGGACAAGTGACGCTTTTAGCGCCACTTCCCCTTCCCATAGTGGGAGATATTGTTAACTGGATTAGGAAACCATATTTTGATAAGGTATCCGCCGTTGAACAGTCAGTTGACTCTTATCTCTCAGAGATGTTCCACCATGGAGAAGATCGTTTTGATAAGGCTCGGTCTTTGATCCAGGAACACTTGGGGAGGTGGGGGAGGAACCCCGAATTGAAGGACTTCAACACTCTTTGGTGTGAGAAGTATGGCAAAAATGGGATAGTACCCCCCGGGGGCTATGTGAATGAACGAGGTAAAATCTTGAAGCATGACATAGCCACATTACTCCAAAAAGAGTAATTACAATTTATGTGTGACAGTATGTATGAACGAG